ACAACAAGCGAACCATTATCCCTCACTGAACGAGTACACGTTCCCGTACTCGCTCACTGAGGGATGCCACTGACATCCACAAGTAGAAACACTAATGCAGCTACAGCTGATAGCACGATGAGAGACGTCACCAGCGCGACAAAGACTCTGACGATTATGGATTGAGATCGCACTGTGGGCAAAGTGTTATTAATTAAAATCAAACAGTTAATGAGCCCCACTAAACCCCAGCAGACTAACCCTATAACTGTTGACCACACCATTCTGTCAACCCAGATATGTGATGAAAAGGTAACTTGATAGGGATATTTCTGAAAAACAGCGACTGGAAAGTCGCTAAACCAACCGCCCGCTGCTGGTAGTAACAATACGAGACCAATCCACCACAGAACACGCTTAACTACAACAAGCCTATCCTTTGTTTTTAGCTACAGCATACCTCTCATCATCGCATAGAAAAATTTGCACAAACATAGGAACGCGAGTGAAGCCGATAGCAAAAGACGGAACCAATCGCGGTGGGCGCCGCGTGAGGGCTGGTGCGAAACCCGACCCGCTGGGTGAGAAACTCGCTAAGGGTCTGATTGCGACTCGCCTGGAAGATCCGCTAGCTAGCCCTTTTGATTTCGAGGGCGCCGATGTTGGTGATGGCGCGGTGCTTGCTGGTGAAGTGATGCCAGAGCCTTCTGAGTATCTGTCGGAGGTTCAGCGCGATGGCAAACCGCTGGGTGCTGATTTGGTGTATCGGGAGACGTGACGCTGGCTTGATGAGCGTGGCTGCACGAGGTTTGTTTCTAAGCGTCTGATTGAGGCCTACGCCCAGGCGTTCGCCCGCTATGTGCAGTGTGAGCAGGCGATCTCCAAGTTCGGTTTGCTCGGCAAGCACCCAACTACCGGGGCTGCTATCGCTTCCCCGTTTGTTGCGATGAGCCAGTCTTTTGGCAAGCAGGCAAACGTGTATTGGTATGAGATTTTTGAGATTGTGCGGGCGAACTGCACTAGTGACTATTCGGGTGCGGCCCCGGGTGATGAGGTTATGGAGCAGTTGTTGAAAGCACGCTCGTAGATGCGTCCTAGTTGTTTCCCGGGGTTATTTTGAGCGTTTTGTTTCGGTCAAGCCTGCCCCTAGCGCGATCCCAACTCCTGTGCCAATAGTTATCGCTAAGGCATTATCGTCCATAATGAACCGAAAGATTATGGCGGTCATTATCCCGGCGATCATTCCATAGGCCACGGCTTTACCATTGCCGCCGGAAGGTTCTGGCGGATTAGGTTTACTCGTTTCGTCTTGCACGTATTCCAGTATCACACATGATTCGGGTTCGCCTGTCTATCTTTGCTCCCCACTCTTCGTTGGACATGGTGGGGAGTTTTTGTTTCTTTTGATTTTTCTACTGAAAGGGCATTCCTATGACTATGGTTCTAAGCGCTGAAGCAGTGTGTATCGGTCACCCCGATAAACTGTGCGATTTAATTGCTGATCAGATTCTCGACGAAATTCTCTACGCTGATCGCAACGCTCGCGTCGCTGTAGAGGTCATGGCTACTGGGCGACGGATTATTGTCACTGGTGAAATCAGCACTAATGCTCGTGTGGACTTGCGTGATTGCGTACGAACTGCACTTACTGCAGCTGGCTATAAGCCGTGGCGATTTTTGGTGTACGTGTGGGTGCGGCGTCAATCTAGCGATATTAACGACGGGGTGAGCACATCTTTAGAGGCTCGCCATGGCGATGAGTCTGCTTATTGTCTTCAGGGTGCTGGTGATCAAGGCACGGTCTATGGTTATGCCTGCACTGATACTCCTGAGCGTTTACCGTTGCCTCTTGTTTTAGCCCACGAGATTTGTAAGCGGCTAGATGACGCGCGCAAGCAAGGAACCATTACTGGGATCCTTTCGGATGGTAAAGCACAAGTTTCGGTGCGCTACGACGAGGTAGGCAAACCGCTATCTATCGAAACCGTTGTGGTTTCCGTCCAGCACGATAAATTCAAGGATTTCGAGGTGTTGCGTCGTGAAATAACTTCACTGATTGTTGGCCCAGCATGCCAGCGGTATCTACCGGTAGATGAGGACACGGTTGTGTTGGTGAACCCGTCCGGGCGGTTCGTTAAGGGCGGCCCTAAAGCTGACACCGGCCTCACTGGTCGAAAACTTATGGTTGACACCTATGGCGGACTGGCCGGACATGGTGGTGGAGCTTTTTCCGGTAAAGATGCTTCTAAGGTTGACCGCTCGGGTGCTTATATGGCGCGGCTGATCGCCAAGACGGTGGTGGATGCGGATCTTGCACCCAGGTGCCAGGTGGCGATTAGTTACGCGATCGGGAAAGCCGACCCGGTTGCTTTCAGTGTGGACACGCTCGGCACCGGCCAATACAGCGACCAGATTCTCACAGCTGCGGCTCGAGATGTGTTCAATCTTCGGCCAGCAGCGATCATCGAACAGTTTGGGCTGCGAGCACCTGGCTATGTGCGCTATTCGACGTATGGGCATTTCGGGGATTACACACGCAAATGGGAAGACACCTGGACTACTCGGCGCGAGCTTATAAAGGCGGTGAAAAACCATGCGCATCAAGCAAATAGCGCTAACTGATCTGGCCCCAGCTGACTACAACCCCCGCAAAGACCTTAAGCCCGGCGACCCCGATTACGAGAAGCTCAAGCGGTCGCTGACGGAGTTTGGGTATGTGGAGCCAGTCATCTGGAACAAAACCACCGGAAATATTGTGGGTGGGCATCAGCGTCTGAAAGTACTCGCTGATCTGGGCTATAAAACCGTGGACTGCGTGGTCGTTGAGCTAGACGAAACCCGCGAAAAAGCGCTCAACGTTGCGCTAAACAAGATCAGTGGCGATTGGGATGAATCCAAACTCGCCCTACTCATAGCCGACCTGGATGCTTCCGATTTCGACGTTGAACTCACCGGTTTCGACGAATCCGAAATACAACAGTTGATAGGTTCTCTTGACGGCGACAGTATCGAGGATGACAACTTCGACCTGAACGCCGCCCTAGAAGCGGCAGCCTTTGTCGAAAAAGGCGATATCTGGAGGATTGGTAGGCATCGCCTGATGTGCGCGGACGCCACGAACCCGGCCGATGTCGAAACCTTGATGGATGGCAAACAGGCTAATCTGGTGGTCACAGACCCGCCTTACAACGTGGACTTCAAATCGAACAGCGGCCTGAAAATCGCAGGCGACAAACAAGACGCCAACACCTTCTACCAGTTCCTGCTGGCTGCATTCACCAACATGGCGGCATCCCTAGATAATGGAGGGTCAGCCTATGTTTTCCATGCCGACACTGAAGGATTGAACTTCCGTAAAGCGTTTCTTGATGCTGGCTTCTACCTGTCGGGCTGTTGTATTTGGGTCAAAGACTCCCTCGTACTTGGTCGTTCCCCATATCAGTGGCAGCACGAACCGGTACTGTATGGGTGGAAGAAAGACGGCTCTCACGCTTGGTATGCGAATCGCAAACAAACCACGGTGTGGCATTTTGCCAAGCCGAGGAAGAATTCCGATCACCCCACTTCCAAGCCACTAGACCTGTTGGCTTACCCGATTCGTAACTCCACCCAAACCAACGCAATCATCCTCGACACTTTTGCTGGGTCTGGTTCCACGCTAATGGCTGCACAAGCCACAGACCGCACTTGCTATTGCATGGAGCTGGATGAGAAATACGCTTCCGTGATCCTGCGCCGCTATGCCGAAGCAACCGGAGACGCAGCAGGGATCACGTGTGAGCGAGGCGGCAAACAATACGCCTACCTGGATCTGGTCAAAGAAGTCGACCGTCCCAAGCAGAAAGGCTAACCCTTGACACAAACTTTAAGGCTTGGCTCGCTTTTTGATGGCTCGGGAGGTTTCCCACTCGCCGCAACCAAGATTGGTATCGAACCTGTGTGGGCAAGCGAGATTGAGCCCTTCCCGATCCTGGTCACCACAACGCGTTTGCCACAAATGCAACACCTGGGCAACATCTGCGACATTGACGGCAGTCAGCTAGAGCCGGTGGATGTGGTCACGTTTGGTTCTCCTTGCCAAGACCTGTCGGTGGCAGGTAAAAGGGCAGGCTTAGCTGGCGAACGCTCCGGTCTATTCCACCAAGCTGTCAGAGTCATCAGAGAAATGAGAAAGGCAAGTCATGGTCTATATCCAAGATTCGCTGTTTGGGAAAACGTGCCCGGAGCTTTCTCCTCCAACAAAGGCAATGATTTCCACCAAGTGCTACGCGAGCTTATCGCCATCACGGACGAAAAAGCAGCAGCTAACCTACCTCGAGCTGACAAATGGCAAAAAGCTGGAGCGGTCGTGGCAGACCAATGGAGTATTGCGTGGCGAGTATTGGACGCACAATTTTTCGGAGTACCCCAACGACGCAAAAGAATCTACCTTATCGCAGATTTTGCAAGCGAGCGTGCCGGACACATACTCTTTGAGCCCCCGAGCAGCTCAAGGAATCTTGCGCCGGGCTGCGGTAAGGGGCAAGCCGCTACCTCCAATCTTGCACAAGGCTCTCGCCCGGCAAGCAACGAACCCGAAAAAGAATCTCTAGCAGTCCCGGTTGCGCTGGGTATGAGGGGCGGAGAACCTGGAGGTGGTAAAGGCGCTCTTATCCAAACCGATATTTCTGGCAGGCTTGGTTGTAATAACGATCAGAGGATTTTTGAGCCGATTGCTTATGGTTTCAACGCTATACATGCCAAGCGTAAAAGCCGGACTGGCAGGTACGGCTACGAAACCGAGGTCGCAAAAACTTTAGATACGAGCGGTATCTGCCCGACCTGTAATCAGGGCGGGATCGCGATAGTCGACACGGTAGTTTCGGCATCAAAGAGTGATTTCTTTTGCAAGGGCACCAACAACCTCACCGGGCCTCTACTTGCATCGGATTTTACTGATCCGCCTATTGTCACCGCGCCACAACCTAGCGGCTATAGGGTGCGCAGGCTTACGCCCACCGAGTGCGCCCGCCTACAAGGATTCCCTGATGATTGGACACGAGATTTAGCAATCAGCGATCCTACAGATTCACAGTTGGATTACTGGTGGCAGGTCTGGGCCAGCTGGGGCAAGGTGCAAGGATTGAAGAAACCTAAAACCCGCAACCAAGTACGCTCCTGGCTCACCAATCCTGGAACCGACCGGGCGTTATACAAGCTGTGGGGAAACGGGATAGCTTTGCCGTGCGCCAAACTCGTGCTTTCCCAGATAGTCGCCGAGAGCACTAAAACTCCTGGATTTTAAGGCGAAAATGACTGGATAAGTACGCGCTCCTATGGCTGTATGTACATGACCAAACAAAACACAAGAAAGAGAGGGTTTGGTGATGATGGGACAGCTATACGCCGACTTGGAAGAAATCGAAAGCCTCGGAGTCGACCTGACCTGTATTAATGCGGTTAAACACGCTGCTAAACAGCGCGGTTATGGGCAGGTAGAAGCCATCGTGTCCAACTTCCCACACGACTTCATGCGCCTCATCCGCACATGGATGGACGTTCAAAGCATCGAGTTTGATGGTGAGGAGGATGAGCAATGGTGAACACCAAAAAGGCTGAAAACTACGGGCTCGTAGTCACCCTGCCCGCCACGCTTGATGAGACTGAGCTGGCAAGGCTGCATGAACTTATTGCAGCCAAGAAAGACTTGATCGCTAAAGCGCTCGGCGCGAGCAAGCTCGACATCACCACCACTAGTGAGGGGCTGAGTTTCCCGTGGTGGGATGAGCTACCCGAGTTCGAGAAGATCACAGCCTACACCGAGTTCTTAACGAAGCTGATCACCTACGCCAAACGGATCCACCGCACCGTAACCCGCAGTACAAGACAGGTAAGTAATGAGAAGTATGAACTGCGCTCCCTGCTTTACCGCATCGGACTTTCTGGTAAAGAACATAAGGAAGTACGCAAGATTTTACTTGCACCATTAAGCGGTGATTCTGCATGGAAAACCCCGCCACTAATAAACACTAACCAAGAGATGTAAACCACTATTTATTAGGCAAAATAGGCGGCAAAATGACTGGATAAGTAGCGAAGTCTATGGCTGTATATACATACCGAAACGGTACACAACACATAAGGAAACAGCCATGAACACCAAAGAACCTGAATACAGCGTCGAGGAAGAAAACACCGAACGCCTTATCGGACGTGCTAACCGGTTGGGATACACCATCACCAGCATTGAGATTGAACCTGACCGGGTCGCGATTTCTATTGTTCCTTCCCCGCTGTTCCCCTACACCCCGGAGCTTGACCGAGACTTTGAAACCGATCAATGGCGGGTGCAAACCACCTCCTACGGAGCGTTGAACCTAGACAACATCGAACAAGTCACCGAGGGATACGGACGGGCAGCAGCGATGGTGCGTGAACTTGAGCATGCTACGCCAGGAAACGTTGTCAACTACCACCTGACCCGTTAAAACTAAACACAAAGGCAACCCCACCTGGCGTGGGGTTGCCTTTATCGTGAAGCGTTATGACCTAGAGATGTACATCTCTAAGTTTTCTTGAAAATAGGCGGAAAATGACTGGATAAATAGGCGGGTCTATGGCTGTATATACATACCGAAACGGTACACAACAGAAAGGCACCAGCCATGAACAGCACAAAGGTCACCAGCGAAACCCTCCAGATGAGCGTTGATTCCTACGGGACGGTTCTTGCCTACGGGAACTACACGCTAGCAAGTTTTGCTACCTGGACCAAGACTGAAGGATTTGGCAACAACGCCCAAATCTACCGGTTGATGGAAGAACCCGTCAGCGGGTTCGGACCTAACTCGAAAGGCCGCGGAGAATGTGAACTCGAACTCATCGCTGAGTCAGACCACCTTTTCGCTGACGCCGGACACGCGATCGCCTGGGCGTTAGCTAATCTGCCCGAAGCCTAGCCCCACAAGGCTTGAGGGCGCCTGTTATCGCTGGTAGCAACTGATTTTTTAACCAATAGAAGGTAACTGATTCGTATGCGTGAGCTAGCTGATTATCACCCGACACGGTTCATGGCTGAAAGCTCGCGCTATGACAAGCGCCGAGCCGACTTTGCGGTCGCGTTCATCCAAGCGTTAAAGCATACGAAAGGCCGGTGGGCAGGAAAACCTTTTAAGTTGATTGATTGGCAAGAACAAATCATTCGCGACCTTTTCGGGGTGGTCAAACCTGACGGGTTTCGCCAATTCACTACGGCTTACGTGGAGATCCCGAAGAAACAGGGCAAGAGTGAACTTGCCGCCGCCGTCGCACTCTTACTGTGTTGCGGCGATGGCGAGGAACGCGCTGAAGTTTATGGGTGTGCTGCCGATCGGCAACAAGCATCCATCGTGTTCGAAGTGGCAGCCGACATGGTGAGAATGTGTCCCCCACTAGCCAAGCGGGTAAAGATCCTTAGAAGCCAAAAACGTATCATCTACTCCCCCACCAATTCCTTCTACCAGGTACTATCCGCTGAGGCCTATTCCAAACACGGATTCAATATTTCTGGAGTGGTATTCGATGAGCTACACACCCAACCCAACCGGGCGCTCTTCGACGTGATGACCAAAGGCAGTGGGGATGCGCGCACCCAGCCGCTGTACTTCCTGATAACAACCGCCGGCACCGACACCCACAGCATCTGCTACGAGCAACACCAAAAAGCCCAAGACATTCTAGATGGCAAAAAGATCGACCCCACCTTTTATCCAGTCATATATGGGGCAGCGCAAGATGATGATTGGACCGATGAAGCCGTGTGGCATAAAGCCAACCCATCCTTGGACGTGACGGTGCCAATCCAGAAAGTAAGGGACGCTTGTAATAGTGCTAGACAGAATCCGGCTGAAGAAAACACCTTCAGACAGTTGCGGCTAAACCAGTGGGTCAAACAGTCTGTGCGATGGATGCCTATGAATACCTGGAACAAGAACGATGGCCCAGTCCACTTAGATGAGTTAGAAGGCCGTGTTTGTTACGGCGGGCTCGACCTAGCATCCACCACCGATATCACTGCTTTCGTTCTCGTATTCCCACCCACGGATGACGATGACAAATACACGGTCGCGCCCTGGTTTTGGATTCCCGAAGACAACCTGAAACTCAGAGTTTCTAGGGATCACGTCCCCTACGACTTGTGGAACAGTCAAGGCTTCTTGGAGACGACCGAGGGCAACGTGGTGCACTACGGGTATATCGAGAAGTTCATTGAGGATCTTGGCACCCGGTTTAATATCCGACAGATAGCTTTCGACCGGTGGGGTGCGATCCAAATGAGCCAAAACCTTGAGGATGCTGGTTTCACGGTAGTGCCTTTCGGGCAAGGCTTCAAAGACATGTCCCCACCATCAAAGGAACTGATGAAGCTGGCGTTAGAAGGCAAGCTCGCCCATGGCGGGCACCCGGTGCTGGCCTGGATGGTTGATAACATTCACGTGCGCACCGACCCAGCTGGCAACATTAAGCCAGATAAGCAAAAGTCTACGGAGAAGATCGACGGAGTCGTCGCCACCATCATGGCCCTCGACCGGGCGATCCGCTGCGGACAAGGAACCCCAAGCGGCAGCATCTACGACCAACGCGGGCTAATCCTTCTTTGAAACATCTCAATTTTTTAGTGGAGTTCGCTAGAGCGTGTTAGAATCTGGGAGTCCGTAAAGCTGTAGTAGCCCAGATTCCCTGCTGCGCAGCTTTCCAGAATATAGATTCGGTCAGACGAAAGGAACAAATCGATGACGGTAATCAAATCCGCGAAAATAAAACTCATTGCATTAGCTGTATCTGTAGTTTTTATTGTTACTATGGTTAGCCCCACAGCCTTTGCATCTACTAACAATGATGGGGAAACAAAAACTACTCAGTCGGCAGCTATTGTGGATACTGTCGATTTTAAAGATAATAATTCTCCTTCGGGAGATGTGTCTCTAAGTTCGGAGTCGCTCCAAGTTAGCGCTGTTTATGATGTTGATTTTGATCCAGGGGTAGATAATATTCAGCCGCGTTTTGCGTGGGGAAAAGTTATTAAAGTCCTTCTTTCCAGACCTGCTTGCGAGGCTGCACGAAATTTTTATAACAGCCAGTTCCCTAATATGCCAAAACTAAAATGTAGAAAAAAAGGTTCGGTATGGATTCTAACGCGGTGAAAGACATAGATCAATATGCCGAGAAAGCTCGCTTTTTTATCGACTCAGAAAAGTTTAAGTGTTTAATACCAGGGGTTCATTATTCTTCGCCATGGTCCAACGACTCTTTAAATGAATGTGAGATGTTGTTTTTGCGGACGCAAAGAGAACATCTCACATGCACCTATGAGAACTATGTAATGTTTTTAGGTGAAGGGCTACGGCGTACCTTTAGCGGAGAATGGAAACGTGGAGACTTCTTGAGTTCAGATTTGCATAGCTTGATCGGAATCTACTATCCCAGCACGAAGCATTTCGATGTAGTTTCAAATTTTTTACAAGAAGCTTTATTTCTTTCTTCTGGCAAAACATGGTCAGCCTCTTTTGCTGCAACAAACCACCTGCTCTCTAAACGTTCATCCACCAAAGGAGACATGTGGTGATATGCAGTTTAAGAAACTTGACGACAACTTTAAAGTCAGGGTGACTGGGATAATATGTTTTACGACCTGTGGGTAAAATAATGATTCTTGAATGCTACGGAAGGGAACGTTGTTCATTACACTAACGTCGAAACCACCACCAACGCTGGGGTGGGAATGGCGGCAGCTACCTGCCAGTCATTCCCACCCCGGTTTATCGAGTCGGTACTGAATAGCGTATCTTCTGGGTTTCTTCACGAAGCGCCTGAGCAGTCCAGACCTTGTTCATCGGCCCTTGGCGAGACGGCAAATAATTGTGCGCGTACTGGTAGCAATCGCGGTGGTCAAAAGGCTTCACGATGAAGCACCGACCACCAGACTTACTGAACACGTTCGGAACCCACCCCTCGATGTGTCCTCCGTCTAGGATAAATCCGGCATAAGAAGCCACAACGATTGAACGATGATCGACCAAGAAATCAGTGGCTTCCTGACTCACGCGCCAGTGACCAGTAACATGAAGGTTTCCGTTGACTACTTGATCCCAAACGTCAGCAGAAACGTTATTGCGAACCTCATCAAGGACATCTTTGTACCGTCCCCACGTGGCATCGAAATACAGAGAAGGACGACCCTTCTGCTCTTCAACACCCATCGAGCAGACCAGAGCTTTCTGCCCGTTCTCAACCGTTAAGGGGCGATTTCGAGCAGAAGCTAGGTATCCGATGTCCCAACCGGAATACTGCTGATTTCGCTGATTGGCGTCATCTGGAAATACCGAGATGAGATTGAGATCAATGAGTTTGCTCATCGTGTTGGAACCGACTCCAAGGATTTCCTTGGCGGTTTCGAAGCCGTAAACGGCATTGTCGAAGCTATACATAGCTTCTCCTTTCTTGAATGCAGGCCGCTCGACGCGGCGTGATTTCTGTTTCTTCGTTTGGATTCGGCTAGCCACTTGGTGGTCAACCGCTCCACTAGCAATTAGAACACAGCAGATAAATCATGTCAAGTGAGACTAGGTGGATTTACCTAGTCCCGATTTTTAGGTGGAAATCATGGGCTTTCTCAATTGGCTACGCGGCAGCAACAATCACCAGGTTGCGGATCATGCGATTGGGTCGAGCTATTCGTTCTTTTACGGCACGACTTCCTCTGGGCGTCCGGTGACCGAACGTAGCGCGATGCAGATGACTGCCGTCTATAGCTGCGTACGAATTCTGGCTGAGGCGATCGCCGGGCTACCACTGCACGTATACCGTTACAAGGACGGTGGCGGCAAGGAAAAAGCAGTCGATCACGGTTTGTACCGCCTGCTTCATGATGAACCTAACCCCGAGATGACGAGCTTCGTTTTCCGAGAAACGCTCATGACGCATTTGTTGTTGTGGGGGAACGCGTTTGCTCAGGTAGTGCGTAACGGGCTCGGCGAAGTGATCGGGTTGTATCCGCTGCAACCGAATCGGATGAGCGTAGGCAGGGATCTGGACACCAAGAGCTTGTATTACGAGTACCAAACCTCCTGGGACGAACCCGCAGGAGAGTACAAGACGATCCGGCTTACCCCTAACGATGTGCTTCATGTTCCAGGTCTTGGTTTTGATGGGTTGGTTGGTTATTCCCCGATCGCGATGGCAAAAAACGCTATCGGGCTCGCACAGGCCACGGAAGATTACGGTGCTTCATTTTTTGCTAACGGGGCGGCTCCGGGCGGGGTGTTAGAGCATCCAGGCACGATCAAAGACCCTTCTCGGGTGCGTGAGTCCTGGCAGGCTACCTTTGGTGGTGCGAAGAACGGCAATAAGGTCGCTGTTTTGGAAGAGGGTATGAAGTACACGCCGATTAGTGTGTCGCCTGAGCAGGCGCAGTTTCTTGAAACGAGAAAGTTTCAGCTCAACGAGATCGCCCGGATTTTCCGTATTCCGCCGCACATGATTGGCGATCTGGAAAAATCTAGCTTCAGCAATATTGAGCAGCAGAGCTTGGAGTTTGTGAAATACACGCTTGATCCGTGGGTGATCCGCTGGGAACAAGCAATCACGAAAACTCTCTTGAACCCGCGTGAAAAGCAGCAGTTGTTTGTGAAGTTCAATGTTGAGGGGCTGCTGCGCGGGGATTACCAGTCGCGTATGGAGGGCTATGCGGTAGCTCGCCAAAACGGGTGGATGAGCGCTAACGATATCCGCGAGTTAGAAAATCTTGACCGGATCGAGTCGGCCGATGGCGGGGATCTGTACCTGGTAAATGGAAACATGCTCCCGCTTCCTATGGCTGGGGCTTATGCCGGCTCCCGACAAGCCGAAGAAGGCGAGTCTGGTGATGAAGTGCCTAAAGAATCTAAAGAGAACCAACTATTGAGGAGGAGAATGTGAAGCGTTTTTGGAACTGGCTGACCCCACAGGCAAGTGGTCCTAATAGTGATGGGGGTGAAAGGGTTTTGCATATTAACGGGGTTATCGCTGAGGATTCATGGCTAGATGATGACATAACCCCAGCGGTTTTTGCCTCGGAGTTAAGCGCGGGGTCTGGGCCGGTCACTATCTGGCTGAATTCGCCTGGCGGTGACGTAGTGGCAGCTGCTCGTATCTATAACATGCTGCTGGATTATCCCGGTAAAGTCACGGTGAATATTGACGGGATCGCGGCATCGGCGGCATCTGTGATTGCTATGGCGGCGTCCACGGTGGCTATGAGTCCGGTTTCGATGCTCATGATCCATAATCCGGCCACGCTCGCTATGGGTGATAAAACCGAGCTGTCGCGTGCCCTCGACATGCTCGAATCGGTCAAAGACTCGATTATCAATGCTTACCAGCTAAAAACTGGCCTGTCCCGGGCGAAGCTTTCCAAGCTCATGGATGCCGAGACGTGGATGGACGCGACAGCTGCTATCGACTTGGGGTTCGCAAATGAAATCCTCACCAGTAAACAAGCCCCTGCTCCAGACGAAGACGATGAACCCGCCAAGACAAATCCTAAAAAGCGTGGTGATCCTGGTGATGGCGAGGATGAAGAATCGGTGAGCAAGAAAGTACCGGGGCGAGCGAAAAATGAGCGCGGCGTGGTGTTTTCCAGAAAGGTTTTAGAGCAACAACTTGTTGCCCAACTAGCTATGCACGGTAAAAGTGCTGCCCCTCCCGGGCCGCCGCCTCCTGTAAGTGAACATCCTTGTTTAAAGCCCGCTGCCCCTTGTGGTCGGCGGGTTGTTGATTTATACGCCCATTTAACCAACCAACCCCATTAACTAAGAGAGGAAATATTCCATTATGACTACTGTTACTGATTTGTATACCCGCCGTGCCCAAACCTGGAATAAGGCTAAGAAGTTTCTAGATGAGCGGCGCGATAGCGAGACTGGCTGTCTAAACGCCGAAGATGACGCTACTTACGCCAAAATGGAGGCTGAGATTGAGGCACTTAGCGGCGAGATTGCTCGATGTGAGCGAGCCGAACGCCTAGAAAACACTCTTGCCAAGGCGACCTGTAATCCCATCACTTCCGCTCCTGGAAGCGCCATGGGCGAAGACAGTAAGGTCAAGCCTGCCCGTGCTACAGCTTCCTACAAGCGGGCGTTTTGGGATGCGATGCGGCTTAACACCTCCCCCATGGAAGTAAGGAATAAGCTTAGCGAGGGGGTGGATTCTGAGGGCGGATACCTAGTGCCTGACGAGTTCGAACGCACCCTAGTGCAGTCTTTGGCCGACCAAAACATCATGCGTACCCTGGCCAAGGTTATTCAGACCACTAGCGGGGATCGTAAGATCCCTGTCGTGTCTACCCATGGCACTGCTACCTGGCTGGATGAGGGCAAACCATATGGCGAATCCGATGAAGCCTTCACCCAAATCTCCCTGTCGGCGTTCAAGCTAGGTACCTTCCTGAAAATCAGCGAAGAACTGCTCAATGATGCAGCGTTTAACGTTGAACAATACCTAGCGAGCGAGTTTGCTCACCGTATTGGAGCTGCTGAAGAAGAAGCCTTCCTGGTTGGCGATGGTAAAGGTAAACCCACCGGCATTTTCAACCCAACCGGCGGAGCAGACTTAGGCGTGACCAGCAGTAAGCCTACCGACATTAACGCTGATGAACTCATCGATCTGCACTATAGTTTGCGCTCCCCCTACCGGGCGCGTGCGGTGTGGCTGATGAACGATGCAACCGTCAAAACCGTACGCAAGCTCAAGGACGGTAACGGGCAGTACCTGTGGCAGCCAGCGATAACTGCTGGAACCCCGGACATGATCCTTGGCCGACCCGTTCACACTTCCGTGTTTGTGCCTGAGGTCAAAGCGGGGGCGCGCACAGTAGCGTTCGGTGACCTCGGTTTTTATTGGATTGCTGACCGGCAAGGCCGCTCCTTCAAACGCCTAAACGAGCTATTTGCAACCACCGGGCAGATCGGGTTCCTCGCCTCCCAACGCCTAGACGGCAAGCTCGTCTTGCCTGAGGCGATCAAGGTTCTTTCCCAAAAGACCGCGGGGTAAACCATAAAAATAGTTAGGAGGTGGCAGCCATGAAAACAGACGAACTCATGGCCTTAGTCAAGCAAAATCTGCTGGTCGACCATAGCGAGGATGATTCTTTGATTGCCTCGTTTGTTTTGGCTGCCACCTCCTATGCCACCGCTTACCAACATCTGCCCGAGGGCTACTACCAAACGGAGCCCATGTCGCAGGCAACCCGGCAAGGCATTATCATGCTCGCCACCCATTTCTACGAATCCAGAGATGGAGCAACCGCCGGGTTTTGGGCAGACAAAACCGATGCTGCCCGCGCCGTGTGGAGCGCAGTCAACACCCTGCTTCGTCTGGATCGGGACTGGAAAATCTAAAGAAAGGCGCGCTCTATGGCAACGCTTGGAAAAATGAGTGAGCACATCGACCTAATACAACCTGTAGTGGTTAAGGACGCTGCCGGGTTCGCCACGACTCGTGATGAGGTTATTGCTTCGGTGCGCGCATATATGGAAGTGCGGCACGCTTCACCGGCTTGGGTCAACCGCGCCGCCTACACAAAAGCAGACCTTTTATTTAGGATCCGAGCAATACCCGGCATAAAAATAACCGAGGCGATGCAAATCAGCTCCGCACATGGCAGGTACGTTATTGATGCGGTCGAATACCTCGGCCGCTATGTCGAGATTTTAGCTCACCGCACCGAAGCAGAAGGAGCACCCTGATGGCTAGAGTACAAATCCGGCTTCCCAACGATTTCATTGACGCACTCGACTCGGCCAGCAGTCTCATTGATAACTGCGCTGAGCAAGTACTTAAAGCCGGGGCTAACATAGTGGAGCCGCGTATGCGCTCTAACCTTTGTGCAGCAATCGGTTCGAATACGAAACAGCCCTCCCGCTCTACCGGTCAGCTCGCCAAAGCGCTAGGAACCGCGCCAGTAAAAGTCAATAGCCGCGGAGACTACAACGTCAAAGTTGGTTTCGCCGAGAACCGAGACGATGGTAGAGCTAACGCACTAATCGCTAACGTCCTCGAACACGGACGCTCCAACCAGCCCGCTAGACCCTTCCTAGCCCCCACGCGTTCACAAACCAGGCGAGCCGCAATCACCGCAATGAAACAAACCCTAGCAGCGCGAATCCAGCAGGTGAAACCATGAGCGGGCTTTTAGAAAACCTAAGCCACATCGCTAAACAACTTGGGCTCGCCTATACAGTCAGCTGCTACACCGATTCCCCAGCCCCAGACACGTATCTAGTCTTCACCCCGTTAACAGATTCTTTCGACATCTTCGCCGACAACACCCCAGGCGTCGAAATAGAAGAAGCCCGAATCAGCCTGTTCACAAAAACCAACTACTTAGCTCTAAGAGACCAGATCACGAAAGCTCTAATCAGCGCTCGCCTGGTTATCACAGCCAGGCGCTATATCGGATACGAGGACGACACCGGCTACCACCACTATTCAATCGACATCGCGGATTATTCACCGGCTATTTTCTAGGAGTTATTGTTTTCCTCCCAGGCTCCATAATTTTGTCCCTCATCATTTACCCAGCGTGCTCTACCGTTGGCAGAGGTACCTAACACTATGGCTGCCGCGGCGGAAGGAGAAGTAAAAGCAATATCCCGGGTGACCACGCCGCGATTATTTTCTATGCGGATTGACCCATCACTAACTAACTTTTGGTGACGACTAGCTATAGTCGCATACGAGTTAACCGTTGCCTGACTTCTGGCTTTACTGATTTCCCAGCTAGCAACCACTATTAATCCCTTGAGGAGGAAAAACTCTCCATCAATCAGCTGCATCGAGGCGTCTATCTGATCTTTTTGTCTGCGCAGATGGAAAATAGGCGAAGAAACTATCTGAGCGGTAGCTGGTTGCACGGTATTTTCTGGGGATCGCAAAACGTTGACTCCCAGGATCGGCAAAATCAGCTTCATATTGTCTAAGAATGATTCTGCTGATGCTCGTTGCGCTTCAGAAAGCTTTCTGCTGCGAGGGGTTTGCTTGTTATCAGGCATAGAACAGCGCTCAGCATTCTTAGCGATTTCAACCAGACGGGCTTCTAAATACCCCCAATGTCCCTCGTTAAAAGACCGCTGCAAGCTAGCAATAATAACGACCTTTTCCCACTGCGACTTCTTTTTGTCATAATCGCGTAAGCGCTCTACAAAGTTTTCTGTCTTGCCTATATAGCACCAAGTGTTCTCAATAGCTTCAGGGTCATTACCAAGAAGAATATACACACCATTACAAGCGATTGAGCTGAATGACCCCGTGTTTGCATGGGGTTTTTGAGACGTTTGAGTTTGTTTGAACCTCGTAGCGACTAGACATCATAGTTCTGCTGAAGTCAACACCGCTTTAGCAGGAATTTTTATGGTTTTTGCTTCTAATCATAAAGAGATTATTTGCGGAACTCGGGATGGTAAAAACTCAGCAAAATTGCCGCAGCTATCAGGACTGCGCAACATGTCATTGGTAGCCACGGAGAGAGTCCGTAAAGTGCGGTAGAGGCTATCGGTGCCACTACATAGGCAGCACCATTGTTAGCATTAATCAACCCGGCCAGCCCACCTTGTTCTTCGGGCTTCATTTGCAAAGTAGGCGCCGTGTTGTAGCCAGGCATCGCCAGGCCTAGACCAAAGCCTGTCAAGATGCTGGCCACGATGAACAGTCCAAGATTTAGTGGATAAACCAAGAGTAGTAACCCGAGAAGAACGATTATTAATCCTCTTCTAAAGAGTTTTTTAGCACCCCAGTTTAACCTTGGAGCCACCAAGGCCTGCGCCAGTATCATCACCACACCCATTATTGACATGCACAAAGCGGTGAGCCCTGCTGTTGCGCCGGCCGCTAGCTTCAAAACATCCTGCAGTAAAAAGCCGAAAAGTGTAGCCACGGTAGAAAAAGCGGTAAACATTAGGAAACCGCAAGCCAGGAACACGAATACTCTTGAATCAAAATAGGAAACTTTTGCCGGTTGAGCGACTTTTTCTTCGCTACCTGTGGGTTTGAATGTTAGCAGCAAAACGGCAACGCCTAAAAGCATGACCAGAGGCATCACCAGCAAGGGCATCATGAAACCTCCTATAGCTGCAAGGCTGCCGCCCAATAAGGCTCCAAGAATAGACGAGAATCCTTGTGCAGCACCCAAGACTCCCAGACCCTTTACCCGTTGCGTCTCATTGTAGGTATGAGTCACAACGTAGGTTTGCGCGGCTGGGGAAACTGATGCGATGGCACCGCCGTACAGCACTCCCCTAGTTATGACTACTCCTATGATCAACGCTATGCCGGTGAGCAGACCCTTAAATCCTAGCCACACCACCATAGCGAATCCGCTTAGAGCCAGGATTCCGGCAAGCATGCCAATAAGCAAGATACGCCGAGATCCCCATCGCAATGAGACCCGTCCCCACCTGGTGGAGGTAAGAGAAAACATTATGGCAGCTAACGAAATGGTGGCGCCAATGTGCCATTCCTTCAGCCCGATTTCGCGCGATAGCGGAGCCAGAATTGGATTAAGAATCATCTGCCCCATATATGCCAGTAACACCGTCAAAAACAAGGGAAACAGTCCCGCTATTTTTGATTCGACTTTCTCGTTTCGTTCATTAGTGGCGCACATTAAAACATCCTTTCCAAAGTGAGCTACCAATCAAGCTGAGACAATACTAGAACAATGTTCTAGTATTGTCGAGGTTGAGGGTATGCTGTTTTCGTGGGGAATAAAGACAAGCGGGTAAACACGGGTAGACGCGCCTGGCTGACGCAGGAAAAGATCATGTACACCGCAATGGAACTGACCCGAGAGTGCGGTCTAGAAAAATGGTCGATTCGTGACCTTGCGCAGCGTCTGGGAGTAGTTCCCTCTGTCATCTACCACCATTACCAAAACCGTGACGCCATTACCGCTTCTGTAATAGGCGAGATCACTAGCACCATCGAACTACCGGACGAGCAGCTGGAATGGAAAGATTGGTTCATCTCCCTAGCAAAAAATGTCAGGCCTGTCTTTCTTGAATTCCCCGGAGTCACCGACAAACTGATGTATGGACATATGAACGCCGCGTTGATACCAATCTTGGAGGTGGCTTACGAAAAACTACGGGATGCTGGTTTTAGCAAGTACATTCACATCGCATACTCAATTATCATCAACACGATGCTATGGAGCATTACTGCTCGCAACTTGCGCAGCCCAACCAAGCAGGAACAGCGCCACGACCTAGGCCAAATGATTACCCAACTTCAGCCCCTAGCTGTCTGCTCCACAACGCTGGCTGACATCATCCAGGGCTACTTAATTCCGCTAGCCAACCCGAAAAACGAAGACCGCATGAGTCAGGAATACTTTGAAATCATCATAGAAGTCGTACTCGCCGGTTTAGAGATAGCAATCTTGCCTCGCGAAAACGCCTAACGAACCCGTGAACAAGAGAAATCATCAATACTCATAAAATATTTCCCAAAATCGCAAGGCATCCAGCTAAGAGCAAAGCTTTTCAGCCTCTCCCTCTATTTCCTGCGATTTTCCAATAAATACAAGAAGATCCACTATATCCAGAGCTTCCCAAACAACTGGTACGACTACATCAAATACTGCACTACCAATGAACTAGCTATCGCCCTTCACAGTACACAGGCTTCTCCCAGGAATCCGCTATATCGGATACGAGGCGGATACCGGTTTTCACCACTATTCCATCGATGTTTCGAGTTTTAGAGCCTGTCCTTAAGAGTTTGCAATGATCAGGAAAGTCAAAAATCCGATGAACAAGATCTCCAGGACTAACCCGATGACGTTAATGACTTTTTCGCTCTTTTCAGGCCAGAATCTGGCTAGCAGAGCAAAAACTACTAAGCCAGTAGCGGCTCCAGCAGTGTTCATTATGACATCGGTGATATCGCTGACCCCAATAGCGAAAACGTACTGAACGACCTCGAATGCCACGCTTGCTAAAAACGGTGGGAGCAATTGAATTAACCATGAGCGCCGTTTCAACAACATCCTCATGTACAAGCCAAACGGGATGAAAATAAGGAAGTTGACCACGATCTCATCAAAGAAGTTCGACCCGTAAAGATTCGCAGAATCTGTAAATGGGATCAGATTTAAGTAGCGCGCATGCCGCATGCCCAGTATGTCGTCAACGCTGGTGGCGAATTTGAACAGCACCATCCACAACAACAAGAGCAGATAAATCCCGAACACCGCATAGGTCAAGCATCGCTTTTTCTCTCTCATTCCCCAATTCTATCTCTCGATGACATCTAACGAAAATTACTACCCAAAAGGAGAAACATCATGGCAACTATTGGTTTAGACAAGCTCTACTACGCCACTATCACCGAAGACCCCACCACCGGTGAGGAAACCTATGCCACCCCGAAATCCCTCGCCAAAGCCATCAGCGCTGAACTCTCCGTGGAGGTTGCCGAGGCAATCCTTTACGCCGACGACGGGGCATCCGAGATCGTTAAAGAATTCAAGTCCGGGACGCTCACCCTAGGTGTCGATGATCTTGGTGCAGAAGCCGCCGCAGCACTCACCGGAGCCACCTTGGATGCCAACGGCGTGCTCATTAGCGCTAGCGAGGATGGCGGTACACCAGTAGCCATCGGTTTTCGAGCGGCACGTAGTAACGGAAAATACCAGTACTTCTGGCTCTACCGCGTCAAATTCGCCCTCCCAACCACGACCCTAGCTACCAAGGCCGACAGCATTACCTTCAGCACTCCGTCGATTGAGGGCACGATCCTGTGCCGTAACAAGCCCGACACGCAAGGTCGTCATCCGTGGAAGGCCGAGGTCACCGAAGGCGCTGCCGGAGTCAAGGCAGAGACGATCTCTGGCTGGTACACCCAGGTGTATGAGCCTGCCGCTACAAGCAGCCCTAAACCGACTAACAACTAGAACAGCAGGTAAGTTATGGCAGCGAAAACCCAAACCAGCCCGACAGGTAGCTCCGCTTTAAAGAGCGCGACAATCACTATCGCAGGTGAGGAATACGAGCTTGTCCTCACTACCCGTGCGACCCGCCTTATAGCTCAACGTTACGGAGGTCTAGAACATTTAGGTCAAGCCCTGGAAACTAGCGAAGATATGGATAAGTCACTCGGTGAGGTAATCTGGCTTATCGCCCTGCTCGCTAACCAGTCCGTACAAATACACAACCTCACCCATCCTGACGATAAGCGCCCAGAGCTGACCGCGGAAGCAGTGGAGTTACTAACTGTGCCTGCAGATTTAGCTGACTACCGAGAGGCTATCGCCCAGGCACTCCAACGCGGCACCCGGCGAGCAATCATGACCGAGACCCCGGGCCCAAAAGGGCAAACCAGGAAAAAGGACACTTAATAGATAGTGACGAGGCAATCTTTACCCGCCTGACCTATATCGGGCTCGCCCACCTGGGACTGACCCAAGCAGAGATCGAACTGATGGTGTTCGGACAGCTACTGGACTTGGTGGATTGTTGGCTGATTGAGACCGGCCGGGCTGAAGCGAAACGCCAGTGGTTTATTGATGATGTGGTCCCAGAGGGTATTTAAGGGTTGCTTGTGGTAGGCTGGGTGATGAAGAAGGTGGGAACAAGGTCTCCCATCATGTCTTAGGAGAGTCTGGTGGACGTAGGCGCCGCTAGGCTCTTCTTTCATTATGCAGTGGCGGGTTTTCGTCTAAGTACTGCGCTGACCTGCGAGGTGCCGGTGAGCCATTGGGCAACTGTCGGGTTGATAGAAGTGACGAGATCAAACGCCTCTTGAATATGCGCGCGAACATCCATGTCCAGTAGCGGTTCTACGTGTGAGACCCGGTTACGCAAGCGATGCAGGTGCGCGACTCTCCAAAAGGTTAGTTGTCCGTCAGGGTCTTCGGCATTTGGGAAAGCGTTGCGCAGAGCCTCGTCCCATAGGCGCATCCGATTATGGTTTTCCCTGGTTTCAGGGTTGGCATCGGGCAGATGATTGGGCAACAGGTCACGCCACATGCCGAACATGATTTGCGCTAACACGTCATCATGACTGACTGGCTGATTGTAGCGGCGGTGGTCTGCGGGTCTGGCGGTCGCTTGCTTCTTTGCCCGCCGCAGTGCATCTTTACGTTTGGCCGCGCTAAGGCTTCTTAGCGGAGCGGCTGGCTCGTCGAGCAGCCAACTCGTGGCTCCTGGAAGGTTGGCTGTATTCCAGGTTTGTAGCCGCGCGTCGATGGCGTTGCGCAGTATTACTTCAGTGTTACCGAGCACGGCCTGAACACTAGCGGTGAGTTCGCTGTGCCATTGATAAAGCTGAAGCGCCCTCTTCTGGTTACCCGCACACCGCTCAAGATAAGGCGCCATTCGGGCATCAGACAACGCATCAACCACTTGCCCGCGCCAATCAGTACTCACCAACTCATTTTCCCACAACCGACCACCCCTTGGCCAACCTATGCAAAAGGACACCACACATGGCTGATAGCTCTTTTGGTTTGAAGATTGGCCTGGAGGGTGAGCGGGAGTTTAAGCGCGCTATCACGGATATTAACCGCGAGATGCGGGTACTCGGTTCGGAGATGAAGCTGGCTGCGTCAGCCTTTGATAAGAACGAGGTCTCGGTTTCGTCTTTGACGGCCAAAAATCAGGTGCTGGCCAAGGAGATTGAGGCGCAAAAAGCCAAGATTCAGACCCTTAAGAGTGCTCTTGATAACTCTGCTACCAGTTTTGGGGAAAATGATTCTCGGACGAAGAATTGGCAGATTCAGCTCAATAACGCTCAGGCGACTTTGAATGGTCTTGAGGGTGAGCTTAAAGAGAATAATTGTGCTCTTTCTAAGTTTGGCGATGAGGCTGATGGTGCGGGTGATGATGCGAAAACTGCAGCTAAGGATACTGGGCACTTAGAAAATGCTGTAGATGAGCTGGGTTCGCAGATGGATGGTACCAGTTCGAAGACCCGCATTTTTGGTGACGTGCTTAAAGCCAGCCTGGCAGCGGAAGCTGTTGTTGGTGGGGTTAAGGCTATCGGGCACGCCATCGCGGGTATCGCTAAAGGCTTCGGCTCAGCGATGAAGGATGGTTTGGACTATAACGCCCGGATGGAGCAATACACCACTTCGTTTACCACGATGCTGGGTGATCAAGCCAAAGCCCAAAAACTAGTCAATGATCTGAAGTTGGAAGCGGCTCGTACTCCGTTTGGGATGGAGGATCTAGCCAAGGCCACCCAAACGTTGATGGGGTTCGGCATGAGCGCTGAAGAATCCCAGGTACGCCTCAAACAGTTAGGTGATATCAGCCAGGGGGATGCGCAGAAGTTCGAATCCCTCACGTTGGCGTTTGCTCAAATGAGCTCTACTGGCAAGCTGACTGGTCAGGATTTGAACCAGATGATTAACGCGGGGTTCAACCCTTTAGAGGAGATTTCCCGTAAGACCGGTAAAAGTATCGGTGAGCTTAAAGAAGAGATGGCTAAGGGCGCGATCAGTGCGGATATGGTTGCGGATGCGTTTGCTAGTGCCACAAGTGAGGGTGGCCGGTTTTATGGGGCGATGGATGCCCAGTCCAAAACCTTCTCTGGTCAACTCGCTACGTTAAAAGACGGGGTCGATAACCTTAAAGGTCTATTGGCTGGAGGTTTGACCACGGCTTTGGCTGGCACGGTGATGCCGATGGTTAATGGTTGGGTCGATGAACTCACCGGCGCGTTCGAGACCGGGGGCGCACCGGCCTTTATCGACGCCCTGGGGCAGATCTTGAAGGAAGCCCTGGAGTTTATTTCTAGCCAGCTCCCGCAAGTGGTGGATACCGGGATGAGTATACTGACTGCTTTGTTGGAGGGCATTATCGCTGTTCTGCCTTCCTTGGCAGACACTGCCGTGACGTTGATTGTGGCATTGGTGGAAGCGATTATTGAGGCGCTTCCGAGTCTGTTGGAGGCTGCGGTTCAGATTATCGCCACCTTGGTAGCTGGTATCGGCCAGGCTCTACCGGAGCTGATCCCGGCGGCGGTAGAAATGCTGATGACCATGATCCAGGGGCTGATCGATAATTTGCCCCTGATTTTGGATGCAGCCCTGCAGTTGATTATTGGTCTTGCGCAGGGGTTGATTGCGGCTATTCCGGTGCTTGTTGAGGCTTTGCCGGAGTTGATTGGTGCGATTATTTCTTTCGTAATCGGGGCCGTCCCTCAGATTATCGAAGCTGGTATCGAGCTGTTAACCGCTCTGGTTGGTGCCTTGCCTGAAATTATTACCGCTATCACTGGGGCTTTGCCGTTGATTATTACCGCTATCCTTGGCGCGATTATCCAGGCAATCCCCCAGTTGATTAACGCGGGCGTGCAATTGTTGACGGCTCTTATTGGGGCGTTACCAACTATTATTAACGCGATTGTGGCGGCTTTGCCTCAAATCATCTGCGCCATATTGTCTGCTATTGGTGGGGCTATCCCTCTTCTTGTACAAGCGGGCATCCAACTATTAACCAGCCTGATACGGGCTTTACCGACCATTATTGGCACTGTAGTTTCGGCTATCCCGAGGATTATTTACGGCATTGTTAGAGCAGTGATGGGCGGGGTCGGGCAGATGATCAACGCTGGGGCATCCCTGGTTTCTGGGTTATGGCAGGGTATTCAGTCACTAGCGGGTTGGTTGTGGAACCGGGTCGCTAACTGGGTGTCTTCAATCTGGAATGGGATTCTCGGATTTTTCGGTATCCATTCTCCTTCTAAGCAAATGGCGTGGGTTGGTGACATGCTAGTTGCTGGTCTAGCCGGAGCAATAACCACGCGCGGCCATAAGGCCGCCGATGCAGCAAAAGACATGGCTAAAGACACCATGGACGCTATGGAGGGGTTAACTAACGGGGTTAACGTACCTATCAAGGTCAGTAAGGATTTGTCTTTGCCAAGTACCGATCTGACCCCTGCCCCGGTTAAGCAAACATCGCAAACTGAAAAGGAAACTAAAACTTACAGCGTTGATGTTCAAGGGGTAGCAGATGCTACAGCTGCCCGGATTCTTAAGGGTTTGGATATCAAGGTTGTTTTAAGTGATGGCACGCTAGTCGGCAAACTCGCACCCAAAATTGATCAGCAACTATCACGGCTATCTCGGCGTAACAATCTTTTAGCTGCGGGGGTGTAAATCAATGTACGGGTTTGTTCTCGACCATAAGGTTAGCTCTAAAAGCCTGGGTATCCGTTTTTGCGCACCTGTAGAAATCCCAGCTGCCGCCATGGGTGTAGATGATATTGAGGTGTCAGGACGGGCCGGCACTCTTACCCGCTTTAAAGGGTGGCAAGATGGCGAAATAACTTTGAAACTAGCGGTGCGTGGCGGGCTGGAATCATTCCGCAAAGCCGCTCACGCGTTGACTGGGGCCCACACGATTGGGTTTAGCGGTGAGCCTGGCATGTTCAGGTATCTTAAACACGTCAAAATATCACCAGCAGTGCCTTCGCTGGCCACTTGGGTAATGTTTGAAGCCGAGCTTTGTTGCCAGCCGTTTACCTACCTGGAAACCGGGCTTAAACGCCTTACTTTGAGCGGTTCGGGCACGATTATTAATCCTGGTCTTTTAGCTTCCGATCCGGTAATAACTGTTTTTGGTACCGGGGATTTGGAACTAAAAATAAACGATACTATTTTGATAGTTTCTGCTCCTAGCGGGCAATTAACTATCGATACTGCCCGGCTTACAGCCCACGTTGCAGGTAAAACCGAAACCGATGGGATTTCAGGGCCCTTCCCGCAATTTTCTCCTGGTGCTAACCACATCGGGCTGGGCACAGGTATTTCAAGAATCGAAGTTAAAGGTAACTGGCGTACCTTGTAGAAAGGACTAATCCATGATTACGATTCATGATCGTAGCGCTAGGGATTTTACTGCCAGTGGGTTAGCGGTGCTAGATCGCCACGTTATCGACCCGATGGTCACTCAGGAACTAAACGGCAAGTTTTCCCTAACATTTTCCTACCCCTTTGATGGGCCATCAGCGAACCTGTTGGTAATAGAAAACATCGTGGCCGCCCCGGTTCCAGGAATAAGCGGTAGGCAAGGATTTCGTATCAGCGAGGTCACCACCAGCCTTGACGGGATACTCGAAGTAGTTGCCCATCACGTGTTTTATGACCTTTCTGCCAACCTTATCGCTGACACCTATGTGGTAAACAAAACCGCTAAAGCAGCCTTAGAGCAGCTGCTAGGGGCAGCCAATAGCCCGCACGGTTTTAGCGCTAGTAGTTCAGATAACTCGCGTCGATCCTCTGCCCGCATAGTTAGAACCCCACTTAGCGCGGCTCTGTTAGATGACGGCGACAACAGTTTTATTTCGCGTTGGGGCGGAGAGCTTATTTTCGATAACTGGCATATCCATCACGCGCCGCGCATAGGTGCTAATCGTGGCGTGGTTATTAGGGATCGTAAGAACCTGTCCGGGTACGAATCGAGCCTGGACTACACCACGGTAGTTACCCGGATTTTGCCGGTTGGTTACGACGGTCTGCTCCTGCCTGAACTGTATGTGGACAGCCCTCGCATCAGCGACTATATCTGCCCGCGTATCAAGGTAATCCGTTATGGGCAGGTCAAAGCCATTAAGGATACGGAGAAGCCGCGTGAGGACGAACTGCCCCTAGAGCAAGCTCACGCATGGCTGCGCGCCCTTGCCAAAAGCGAGTACAAACTTGGCCTGGTTGATCAGCCATCTTGTGTCTACAAGATTTCATTTGTTGACCTTTCCTGCGCCAAAGAATACGCGGATCTGCGCGAGTTAGAAACCCTAGCCTTGGGTGATATCGTGACCGTACGTCATAGCGACTTAGGTGTGGAGTTAACCTCGCGGGTAGTGTCCTATGAGTACAATCCGCTTGGCCAAGAATATATAAGCATTGAGCTAGGTAGCACCGCTCCTAAATTCATCGACATCACCCGCACCATCACTACTGCCCGCGCCGAGGCTATCCAAGCCCAGCAGGTGGCAAGTATTGCGCTAGCTAGCGCGGATGGGAAAAACACCAACCACTATGGCACCACCCAACCTGTATCAGCGCGGCTGGGGGATGTGTGGTTTAAAGATAATGGTGAGCAAGTAGGAATCTGGATCTACCGCGTTACTGATACTGGTCAGCCCGGGTGGGTCAGTCTTGCCACCGACTTGAACGCGGCTCAACTGGCGGCGAACTTGCAAGCAGCTAAAACCCAGATCGCGCAAGCAAACGCTAGCGTTGAGCAAGTCCAAGCAAGCCTTAAACAAACCCAAGGCGAGCTAGTAAAAACTAATGCTGATACAGCGTATGCAAAAGCGCGGGCCGAAAAAGCTCTCCAGGATGCTACCAGCATCCAAAATGCTCTAGAAGCGTTCAAAGTGCAGGTAGCAGGTGAAACCAATAACATTAACTCCTCCTTGACGATGGTTTCAGACAACGTGAACCTGAGAGTTAAAAGAGCCGAGATTATTACCCAAATCAATCTGTCTAATGAAACCGTGCTGATTGATGCAGCAAAAGTACACATCAGTGGGCAAACCTCAATCGATGATGCCGTAATCGGTACCGCAATGATTGCCGATGCGGCTATCACTAACGCTAAAATCGGTCAGCTGTCAGCAGATAAAATAACCACCGGTACCCTAGCGTCCGCGCGGATTGCCGCCGGGAGCATCACTAGCGATAAGCTCACGATTGCTAACGGATACATCCAAACAGCAATGATTAGCGACGCTGCTATAACTTCGGCGAAGATTGCTTACATAGATGCCAGCAAGATCACCACTGGTCTGCTTGATGCCAACCGGATCGCTGCGGGTTCCATTACGGCAGATAAGCTTTCCGCTAACGCTATCCAGGTTGGTCTTGCCGGGTGGACAAGTAATATTCGCATCAACCCCACCCAGATTTCTTGGTATAACGGTTCGGAACTGGAAGGGAAAATCGCTAGTACCGGGATGCAGTTTTGGTACGGGAATCGATATATCGGACAGTTAGGCAGGGGCCATAAAAAGGATCATGAGGAAATAGAGGGTATCTCCACGTCGCTAGCTAACGAGGGTGACTATGTTGCCTGGACCTACCAAGATGCTCCAAACGGGGACTATTTCACGTGTTTGACCCTAGACCCAAAGGGACGGTTTTATGATTCGGCTGGCATCCACCTTGGGGCTGATCTGCGCACGAATGGTTACAAGTTCTATACCACCGAAAACAGATCGGTCACCTTGGAAGATTGTGTACTAACCGATAGGGGCACGCATCCAGGATGGGTCGGGCCGACAAAGCTAGCCAAAGTAGTATTCCACACCTATGACGTCATGATCGTCACCAACGGCACGTTCTATAACATGACCCGACTTTTCGACCGGCTCTCAGACCTTATGAGCCGGGTAAACGGGCTCATCGGGCTGCTTAATCAGGGATGGATCAGCACCATAACCTCCAAAGCGGATGGCACCATCTCCTGGACCTACTTCCATAACACCGGGTATCAACCAATGTCTACCAACACTGCCTAAACCAGGCTGTATTCAAGAAAGGAATACGTCATGAAAATTTGGATAGCTAACAAGCACCTAACCGGGCTAACAGAACTATTAGCTGCTATGAGTCTTAAACCTGGCCCTTCTAGAGCTAGAACCAAACTGCTAGAGCTAGTACGACAGGCCGCCAAGCGTTTTAGCGATGACGAATACGAACTGGTAACCCAATACGCGTCCCTAAACGAAAACGGCAAACCCCGCATCGATCCTGGGGGAACATTCACTCTGGCATGCCCAGAAAAAGCCCAAGAATTCTTCACCGCTCGTCAGAGCCTATTCGATTCCCTGGCCGAAGTATCTGGGCCAACCTATCAAAACCATCTCCAAGAAGTAAAAAGCCTCATAGAAACCTATGACGGTGAGCTATCCGGGCAACAAGCAGAAGCATTCTGTGCGTTAAGCGAAGCGCTAGAGCAAGCCATAAGCAAAGGAGAAACCTCATGATTGAGCAAGCGATAATCCCGATCCCTTCTGACCCGAAACCAGCCCCGCCAGGAAAAATAAAAAACACAGACAATCGTGTAGTGGTATTACCCAGAAAAAACACTATGGATATCACTCGCCTGGCACTGCAAGCCCTAAGGCGCTCCCAAATACAAACCGAATAGCGCCGCCTTGTTTGAAGTTTCAATGCCTGCGTTGTGCAGGCATTTCTTATATCCGCAATCCCCCATGCTTGTGCTAACCCGTTAACTATTTTGAAAGGACAGCAAGAATTTTGTCTATCAAAACCATTTGGATGCTATTCCAAGGCGTAATCACCGCTATAGGTGCTTGGCTAGGAGCCTTTCTCGGTGGAACCGATTCCCTGCTTTACGCGATCGTAGCCTTCACCATCATCGACTACGCCACCGGAATACTAGCCGCAATCAACGCCCACAAACTATCCAGCTCGGTAGGGTTTCGCGGTATCGCCCGCAAAATCCTAATCTTCGCCCTCATCGGACTAGCCCACCTGCTCGATGTCCATGTTCTTGGCACCCCCGGAGTGCTACGCACCGCCACCATCTTCTTCTACCTATCCAACGAGGGCATCTCCGTACTGGAAAACGCTGCACTGTTAGGTCTGCCGATCCCGGGCGGACTAAAACAAGCACTGGACACAATCAAGCAAACCGGTCAAAACCAGCCCGCCTTAAAAACCAGCTCAACACCACCTGCTAAGGCGAGCAGTCCAGATAAATACTCCCCGCCCATCCCTCAGGCAGACCAGACCAACCCGGGCAAATATCTGCCCCAACACGCCCTGCCCGACGAAATAGAAAAGCCATGAAAACATGCATGAAAACAATTCTTAAATTCCTGGCACTCCTAGCAGTCTTAACGCTACTTACCGCCGGGATCTGGCTCGTTTTCGCCATATTCCTTTCATGGATATTAACCCCGCTTATCTACCTGATCGCACTTTTTATCTTGGCCACCGGCTAAACCAACCAAAAAAGAAACGGAGAACCCAAAATGAAGAACTGGAACACTCTAGAAGCTGACCTGAACCTTTTGATGAACAAACACTTCACCAAAGGCAGACAAGGCCGATCCATCAACAAAATCATCCTGCACCACAACGATGGAAACCTTTCCATACAAGGATGCTGGAACGTATGGCAAACCCGACCCGCCTCCGCGCACTACCAAGTAGAAACCAGTGGTCGCATCGGACAACTCGTCTGGGATCGGGACACTGCCTGGCACGCGGGAAATTGGGTAGCCAACACCACCTCGATTGGAATCGAACACGCAGACGCATCCACCCACCCCTACCGTATCTCCGATGCCTGCCTAGAAAACGGGGCGCACCTGGTCGCCGCCCTGTGTCACTACTACAAGCTAGGCCGACCGGTCTGGGGTAAAAACGTATTTGGACACCGCAACTTTTCCGCAACCGAATGCCCCGCCTCCATAGCCGGATCCCAACACGCAACCTACATGGCAAGAGCCTGCTACTGGTACGACCAAATCAGCGGAAACAAACCCAACCCGCCATCTGCCGGTAAACCAGATATTGAAGCACTAGCCAACGCAGTTATCCGCGGCGAATACGGCAACGGAGACCAGCGACGCGCACGCCTAGGTAGCCTCTACGACGCCGTGCAACGCAGAGTCAACGAAAAACTCGGGGCACGATCTACGCCGACCTCACCAAATATTGATGCCTTGGCAGACGCCGTGATTCGAGGAGACTACGGCAACGGCGCTACCCGCCGGGCACGCCTGGGAAATCTTTACAACCAGGTACAAGCTAGAGTGAACCAAAAGCTTGGCTGCTGATCCATTAACTATTTTCTTTTCCGGCCCCGCCACCATCTTCTGTTCGGCAGATGGTGGCGGGGCCTTCTTTGTTTGTAGGGGTGCAGGTTAACTTTCTGATCCTTTCTGGCCTTCTTTCAGGAGGTAGAAACATCGTGACAGTTTTCAATGACACAACAAAAGCTCAAGTGCGTTCTCTACGAAAAGTTGGAATGCCCTTGGCAAAGATCGCTAGTGAGCTTGGACTTAACGTCAATACCGTCAAAAGCTGGTGCCGACGCAACAACATCACACCATCTAGCACCAACAAAACTGTGGTGAGGGTAGCTGACGTGGTGGGCTGCCTGATATGCGGAAGTGAACTAACAATACGCCAATCTCGGTTTTGTAGTCAGTCCTGCCGACGGGCCTGGTGGAAAACCCACCCAGACCAGATCAACCGCAAAGCGTTCTACACCTTTACCTGTGCTCACTGTGCAAAACAATTCACCGCCTATGGAAACGCTAAACGTAAATACTGCTGCCATCCTTGCTACATTAGGCACCGCTTTGGAACCCAAGGTGGGCGCGGGTGAGCGCCATAGATATTGATGCGGAGATCGCGCTCATAAGGACAGTCAACTTTATCGACCAGCTCACCGATAAAGGCACACTAACACCCACAGAAGCACGCAGCGTTCTCGGCGCGCTGGAAAGCAAATCTAAGGCACTAATCGGTTCATTGTTATTAAGGGTTCGACTTGATAAACACCAAGATTAGAGCATGTATGGATACAACGCGAAACAGTACGTGACAAGCAATAACAATAAGGGAATGCGAGACTAGATAGCATGGTTAAAACGACGCCACAACTGAAGAAAATTACGGTCAAGCCAGCCAAACCCAGGCTGCTTCGCGTCGGCGCCTATGCCCGTGTCTCTACCGAGCACGACCGTCAGCTTTCCTCCATAGCTGCCCAGGTATCGCATTACTCGCGTCTTATTCAATCCACCCCAGGTTGGGAATATGCCGGGGTATTCATCGATGAAGGAATCACTGGCACCACCACCAAGAAACGTGAAGGCTTCAACGACCTGATGAACGCCGCTCGCTCGGGAAAAATCGACGTGATCCTCACGAAATCAATCTCACGGTTCGCCCGTAACACTCTCGACCTACTCCAAGCTGTACGTGAACTGAAATCCCTCGGTGTAGCTGTAAAGTTCGAACGAGAAAACATAGACACCACCACAGCTGACGGAGAACTCCTACTGACCCTGCTAGGATCATTTGCCCAGGAAGAATCCCGGTCAATATCGCAAAACGTCAAATGGGGAATCCGAAAAAAATACGCCGACGGTCAACTACATTCACGCCAACCCTACGGCTACCGCTACAGCGAAGGCGAACTACACATCATTGACCACGAAGCCACGGTCGTCAAACGGATCTTCAATGAATTTCTAGCAGGAATAAGCCCAGAAAAAACCGCAGCCAGACTAAACAGTGAGGGAATCAAACCCCGCTATACAAATAAATTCCAAGGCAAAAGACTACGCACAATACTAGAAAACGAGGTTTACATCGGTAACGCATCACTGCAAAAAACCTACCGCCCCCAGATCGCTAATCACTGCACCAAACCAAACCAAGGCGAACTACCACGATTTATCGTGGAAAACTCCCACGAACCAATTATCGACCACCAAACCTTTAACGCGGTCCAAATAGAACTCGCCAAACGCCGCAAACACGGACGGGCAGCAAGCCCAGGGATAAGCACTAACGCGTTCACTTCCCACATAGTTTGCAGCGTGTGCGGCAAAAAATACCATCGCCGCACGAAAAAACGTGGCAACCGATCAAGGAAAATTTGGTGGTGCGAAACAGCAACCAAAGGAAAAGGTAACCCCTGCCGGGCACCACAACTTCCAGAAACCATACTGAAAACCATCTGCCTGGATCTGCTCGGACTTACAGATTGGGACGATACGCAAATATTGACCAAACTCGACAAAATCACCGTTTTCCCCAATCGCTACCTCACCTTCACGCTAACAAACCAAAACGAACCAGTAATAGTTGACCTAGCACAATGGAGGAAACCCAGTGACTGCCACCGCAACAACCAGGCGTAAACGAGTTACCGCGATCCCGGCAACCAAAACACTAAGACACAATGCTGACAGTTTTAGCCACGCAATAAAACGTCGGGTTGCCGCCTACGCGCGGGTCTCCACCGAACAAGAAGAACAAGCCTCCTCATACGAAGCTCAAATCGACTACTACACCCGCCACATTCAATCCAGAACCGACTGGGAATTCGCTGGCATGTACGCTGACGAAGGAATCACCGGCACCAACACCCGACATCGTCAAGGATTCAAAACCATGATCGCCGACGCACTCGCCGGCAAAATCGACCTGATTCTCACCAAGTCCGTATCCCGTTTTGCCCGTAACACCGTCGATACCTTAACTCACGTGCGCCAGTTAAAAGACGCAGGAGTAGAAGTGTACTTCGAGAAAGAAAACATCTGGACCTTGGACTCAAAAGGCGAACTACTCATCACGATCATGTCCAGCCTGGCACAAGAAGAATCACGCTCCATTTCCGAGAACGTAACATGGGGACACCGCAAACGCTTCGCCGACGGAAAAGTCATGGTGCCCTACAAATCCCTACTCGGTTACAAAAAAGGCGACGACGGAAACCTCGCCATCGACCAAACCGAAGCACCAGCCGTGCGCCGTATCTATGCCCGCTTCCTTGAAGGAGCCACCCCGCAGACAATCGCCAAAGAACTCACCACCGACCAGATTCTCACCCCACACGGTAAAAACATCTGGTCAGCCAGCACCATCCGCTCCATCCTTTCCAACGAGAAATACAAGGGCGATGCGCTACTACAAAAAAGCTTCACCACCGACTTCCTGACCAAAACCAAAAAGGTCAACGAGGGCGAAGTACCGCAGTACTACGTGACCGGAAACCATCCGGCGATCATCGAACCAGCAACCTGGGAGATAGCGCAAGCAGAGCTAGCCCGCCGCTCGGGTAAGGGAACTGCCTCCGCGCACCCGTTTGCGAACAGGATCAAGTGCGCCGATTGTGGCGGCTGGTACGGACGCAAAGTCTGGCACTCCACCAGCAAATACCGCCGCCACATCTGGCGCTGCAACAACAAATACAAGCCCGGCTACCAATGCACAACCCCACACGTCACCGAGCAACAAATCAAAGAAGCCTTCACCCAAGCCCTAACCGAACAAGTCAAAGATAACGCCACCCTCGATCACGTGATACAGCTACTTAACGACACGGTATACAACACGACAGAACTCGAAACTCGGCAAACCAAAATCGCTAAGAAAATGGAAGAAACCGTGGCGTTAATAAACCAGCTAATCACCGAAAACGCCACCACAGCACACGACCCCGACGAATACGACCAGCGCTACCACCAACTCGAACAACGCTACCAACAGCAAGAAAAAGAACACCAAACAATCACAAACAAGATCGCAGACCTCACCACCCGCCAAACACAAGCCAAAGCAATCCACGACTACCTAGCAACCCAGCCACCACTAGAATACAGCGATCAAGCCTGGAACACCCTAGTTGACTACGTGCTTATAGGTGGAGCGAATATATTCGACGTTGTTTTCAAGCACACCATATGACAACCATCTTCTTCTGGCCTCTAGAAAGCCTGGTATAAGCTAGTTACTAAGAGATCACTCCGCTGAAAGTAACATATGGATCAAGATAAGATTTTTGAGCTAAACAAAAAAGAAGCACTACGGAACTATCGAAAAGAAGCAACTTGTCTTTTTACGGGGTGTACTCAGCCCGCGATTAATTCGCACACATATCCAAACTCTTTTTTGAAGCAGATTTCGAGACAAGAAGATCTTCTTGTACTTAACCTTGACGAGCTGTACTGTTCTAGGAACGAGATAGGCGTCAATAAGCTTTTTACTGCCAAAAGTTCAAAGAAAGCCGCAGTTGAAAAACTTTTTTGCAGATCCCATGACGATAAAATTTTCGCCCCAATCGAGAAATCTCCGCTAGACACAGACATCGAAAGCTATTTATATCTGTATGCATATCGATTGTTCATTCATGAATTTTATCTAGAAAACCTAGGCAAGGGTCAAGCGTTTAAACCTCAAGTATATGAGGATACAAGCTTTTATCCTCAATTCAACGAGAACCTTAAACGCACTTATATTTCTTCGGAGCAAAGGGCTGCTAACTTTCTGAATGCATTATCTCCCCACGACATGGCATGCTCGGTTAAAGAAGAGTTTGATCGCGTATTTCAAATGACTAATCAACCGAATGCTTGTGATTTTTCTAAGTTCTTTGATTTAGCCAACTTCAAATTTGAGGCACCACCGAGTCTTCTGTTGAGTGGGATAAAAACATTTAAGATGCCTCACCAAAAAACAGGTGGAGAACTTCCCATGGTGTTTTTTATAGTCCCCACCCCCGACTTCAAAGGATCGATTTTTGGAATAGTATCCCCGAAATCCGAAAGAGAGTCCTTCAATTTTCTAAAATCAGAATTTGCTAAATCATACAAAAAATACAAACTGGGCATCTCGCAAACTTTTATTTTAGATGTATTGTTTATGTTGTTAGATGCCTCAGAGAATTGGGTACTCACCAGATCCTTGTATGAACAGTGGGAAAAAGATGGATCTCTGGCGAAGATGGTTAAAGCTTGCTTTTGTTTAGCTCAAGGAGATCTCTATAAGAATTCCGAGCGGCATATGAAAGAGAAAGCATGGAATTTAATCAGAAGAGTGAATTACCCCGCTTGGTTAAAAAGCTGAAATTCCTTGCACCCAAGCCATTCACTCTGCACCCAAAAACAGCGTTGTATCAAAATGAGAGTGAAAGTAACTACGAGAAGTCCGAACGGTGA